CGCAAGTTCTTCTAATAATTCTGGCAGCACCTTCATACAAGACGTTTTTATAGACAGCTTTGGCCACGTTACCGGGTTTAACACAGCAGAAGCCGGGGGCGGCTCGGTTGACTCGAACGATTTGCCTTCTGGAACCGTATTACAGATGCAAAGTGTTCAGCTTGATAATGTTTTTGTACAAAGCACATCTGGCGGCAACTACACTATAATTAATGAGTTTGATTTGAATTTTAATCCACAACGAGCTAATAGCACTATTTTAATACAAGTTTCCTCGTTTCTAGAGTTCCATGACGACGGACAAGTCCACGATCACACATTTGACTTGTTTAGAGATACTACACGACTGGGACATCCAACCGACGGTTCTAGAAACACCGGTATAGCAATGGCAACAAGAACTTTTTCTGGGTCGGACGATTCAACAACGCCAGAGCACCTGTCGTTTACTTTTGTAGACCAACCTAATACTTTTGGAACTGTTACATATAGACTCGCTTGCCAAACAGAAATTTCAACCTCAATAACTTTTAACGCCTGCGTCGATCACAACGTTAAAGACCAGATAGTTCGGGAAAAGGGTGTTTCAACAATTACAGCTATGGAGATAGCGGGTTAATTATGATTTTAGCAAAAGTTTTACACCGGTTGCGCCCCAACAGCCTCTGGAAAATTCACGGCGATTTAACTATTGAAGACATTGAATGGTTGGATGAAAACCAATCACAACCTTCTCGTGAAGAAATTGAAGCAGAGTGGGCTGTCGTAGAAAACGAAGTTGAGGCTAAAAAAGTCAGAAAAGAACGTGACTTTTTGCTTACCGAGTCTGACTGGGTAACAATCCGCGCTCTAGAGACAGGAAACCCGGTTCCAGACGAATGGAAAGAATATCGTCAGCAGCTACGAAACGTTCCTCAGCAAAATGGCTTTCCTATGGAGATCATATGGCCAGAGAAGCCCTAAATTCACCTTGCGTAAATGTTTGTAAGCTAGATACGGACTTTGTCTGTGTCGGCTGCGGCAGGACCATAGAAGAAGTACTTAAATGGAGCGAGTACACCGAACACCAAAAAAGGGAAGTGCTAGACAGAATATTTAACAAGGAGGGCTAATGGAACCTAACTTAATAATCAACGTCCTCCTGTCCACAGTCTTGATGGGTATGGGCTGGTGGATGAATACTATCTGGCAGGCAGTTAAGCGACTTCAGACTGATATGTCCGAGATGGAGCGGCACTCAGCAGAGACTTATGTGCGTAGGGATGACTACCGAGACGATATGGCAGAGATTAAGGCTCTGGTTAGACAGATCCTATCCAAGCTAGACGGGAAGGCAGACAGATGATCCAACAACTTTTCGGGGCAGGTTTAGGCAAAACCATAGACGATGTTCTTTCTCGGTTTTTTGAAGATAAAGACCAAGCAACACGGGCTGCAAAAGATATCAGGATGGCTCTGCTTGAGCACGAGCAAACAGCCCAGCAGGTTGCCAGAGACGTTATTGTAGCAGAAGCTGAGTCTGAGCACTGGATCACCTCTACTTGGCGTCCCCTGCTAATGCTAGTCTTTGTCGCGATTGTAGCAAACAACTACCTTATAGCACCTTACGTTGATATGATCTTTGGCAGTGGGCTGCAGCTAGAACCACCGCCTGTTATGTGGGAAGTCATAAAAGTAGGGTTAGGGGGCTACGTTGTAGGCCGCAGTGGCGAAAAGATTATGCGAGAGTACAAAAAGAAGCCCAGCTAAACTGGGCCACACAATAACAAAACTTTTTAGCCCGGCATTTGCCGGGTTTTTTATGTGTATTCTTTAATTGCTTTGTAAGTCTGGTACTGATTATCCTCAAGCATTTTTAAAGCCTCTTCAAAGTTTTTCCTGTCCTCTGCCAAGATCCTTGCGTTGTCGACAGCGCGAGTCTTCACCTGTCTAGCGTACTTGCTGTTTAGAAGCTCGTAGGCGGCAGTCACAGGGTCTTCGTTATCAATAGCAGATAACATGTTCTTAAAAGACAATAAGCTTGGTACTCCGATGTTAAAGCCTAAGTCGATAAGTACAGTCTGCTGTTCTTTAGTACACTGAGGCCACATTGCAAGACTTGCGTTAAGCTCAGACTCTACATTCTCTAGATCAGAGCGCATTAAGATCTCTGCCCAGTCCTCAGCATCTTTTTTGCTGTGCCACTCAACGCCTTTGAATAGCGCGCAAAGCTCTTCTACAGAAAAGGGGTTGTCCTCAATGTTGCGGCCGTATCCAATAGTCACCTTGCCTACGGTGTCTTTGTAGGGCTTTTCACTAAACCCTTCGTGCTTTTTGACACGCTCAATCATCTTATCCGTTATAGCCATATTCCTGCTCCATCAATAGTTCAATGTAGTGCTTGGCTTTCTTCAAGTCTTCTAGCCCGTTCTTGTACTTCCAGCGTGTAATGTATTTCACTACATTCCCTGAGAAGAAGTCCATGTCATTAGCGTGGATATACTCGATAGGCTGGATGCTACCTTGCCTGTAATGCTCGCCACCAATCTGCTGTGATCGTGGTTTGTTGTTTTTCCCTAAGGCGTCCCATTCTGCTGGCGTAGCGTCATCAATGCAAATCCTGCGTCCGGGTGCGTAGTCCTTGTCGTAGTCGTCAATCAAAGCATTTTCCCACATAAATGTGTCTTCTGTGTGTAGATTAGCCATTGGTCAGTTCCTTCCATGCTACTGGGAAAAGCGGTTCTACTATCTCTCCTACCTTCAAGGCCAAGTCTCTAACTTCTACCTGAGCGTGGCTGTCAGCGCGTAGATTGTAGAAACGAGCGTAAGCAGCAAGGCTGCCAGTCCAAATCCAGTTCACCTCAACACCCTGAGGCAAGATAAACCGAGCCTGCTCTGGGCAAACTCCGTCTTGTATCATCTGCTCATAGGCATCAATAGCTTGGTGACAAATATCTGTGTAAGCCGAAGACCAAGCAAGTGAATGCTTGTGGACGCTCCCACTGCCTTGTTTAATGCTGCCCTCTGGGCGCTCACGGAAGTGCGTAGGCACATAAAGCGAGGGGCGGTAAGATATGTACCTTCGGGATTCCTCGTTTTCTGCAAAACCAATCTTGCTCTTAAAGCACTGTGTACGGATCGGCACTGGTGCCTGCATACGCAGCGTAATCTGCGGGTGGTGGAAAGGGCTGACATGTCCCTCTTTAGCAAGGAATCGAATCAGCTTGGCGTTTTGCTCAGGCGTGTACTGATCCGCACTTTTCGCCATCGAGACTCGTGCCGTGTCACAAATCATTTCATCTGATCCGAAATGATCGTAGTATTCTGCCTTCATTACCCTATAACCCCAATTCCAAGTGCATAAGTTTTAGTTCCTAGCGAAATACTTACCTCTAAGCCAACAGTCCCGCCATGTATTAAAACACCGTAATTGTCAGGTAACGAGGGGGTAGATGATGCCTCTGCCATAAGAAGGCAACGTCCGTTGCTAAGCTGTAGCAAGGTAAAGCCCATGTTCCATATAAAACTGTTCTTGTCTGATACGTCTTTCCAAGTGTGTAACCAATTCATAGTCCCATCAAACCTCTTAGTCCGTGATTAGCGATAGCGTTAGTAATGATAGCTAGGCAAGTAAGGAAGTGGAGGATGACCCACGCTGTGCGGATCAGAGCCACCACATCTGCCTTGCGGCTATCAGAGTATGCTTTGGTGCCAATCGCTTTACACCAATACTCCCAAGCCTTCTTCACTTTACAAAACCCATTCGTTCCAAAATTGCTTCGCTTCTCGAAATCCCAAATTGACCAATGCAATCCAGAGAAACATAATGACACCTAGTAACAAAGAAACTGGCATCAATAACACGCGCCAACAATTTAAAAGAATTTTGTTCATAGGTCAAGTTACCTCACAACCCGCTGCGCCGCAGGCCAATTCTCCAGTCAAGTCTGTATTATCCTCTGTCTCTTTAACCTGTGTCAAGTCGATTTCATCAAGTGCAGATTCCATGATCTCATACTGCTCCTTGGTGATGTCCTCGAAAGGTGCTTGTTTGTAGGTACCACCCATGTAGGGCAGGACAGAGATGCCGTTAAAGTGGTTGCGGTTCTTCCACATCCACTCGCCAACCTTCTCCCACTCATCATCCTTCACTGAGACAGTCACAGAGACGTTGTGTGCGTTCTGACCATCACGGTGTCCTGTTCTTACCCACTCAGAGTTAAAACGCGACACACGGCTTAACAAGTCCATCGGGCTTTCGTGCCGAAGGATAGCGCCTTCCGGGGCCGCCTGTGGAATCTCGATCACCGCCTGATCGTTGGGACGGAAGTATTCATCCTCGACCAGAGCAGGGTGGTGCTCCGCTAGGTATCCGTAAATAGCCTCGTCCTTTCCCAC